TTGCCATGAAAATTGTAGAGCGGCTGGAAAAGGGTATGGATAAGTATGCTCCCCCGGGTAGCTGGCTGTACCGGTGGCGCACGAAATCGCATTACATCCTGTGGGTGATCGCGGCCATCCTTGTTGTTGGACTGTTCGCAAAGTACGGTATCGGCCCGTTTGCATGAACAGACGTTCATTCCTGAAATGCCTTCTGGGCGTAGTCGGACTGCCGGCAGCAGCATCAATGGGCATGGATGCTGTGTCGGCACTGCGTCCGGTGAAAGAGCCTGAGTATTTCGACAACCTTGTTGATCTGAAGGGAAATCGTATTCCAGTGGCATCCACTATATCGCATGAAGATATCGAACGTGCTCGTGTGATGCTTGATTCCAAAGACTTACCAGCCGATTACGATCCCGTTATTCATCCAGGCAGGATGGGTCGGTATGAGGGGTTCAGCTTTCACACTTCCTATCCGCTTACTGACGAGCATGGGGTGAATTAATGCCAACAGTTGAAATCTCCCGTGATGAAGTCATCGACGCGTTCTGTCAGATGGTCGAGCCGATCGTGCGCAAGGGCGTGCTGCCGGCCGAGGACTGCAATAAATACGGCGTGGATGTGCTCACAAACAAGAAAGATCCATCCTTGCTGATGTTTCACTTCGTCACCACAGACAGGCTGGAGGTCAATTACGAGATCGACATGATGCGCCTGGGACGCGAGGGCAAGGCCTACATCGATCACTGGATGGGCCTGTTGCTGGACCAGCTGGAGCAGGCCCGCAAGTTCCGACAGGCAGAGGAAAAGCCTATCGAGATTTATACCGGGAAACTCAAGCCATCAGTCATTGCACACAATGAGGTTCTTCACTGATGGAAAATGCCGCCATCCAGCTTTCCCGAGATCCGAAAAGCGCCCCGCAACGTGCGCTGGTAATGGTTAAGTCAAATTCAGATCTTGAATCCGAGCGAAAAGACCGGGCGGCGGCCCAGGAGGCACAAAATCAGCCATTCATCACCGGACTTGCCGGAAAGATCAAGGCGAGCTGGGAGTCGGCGCGATTCGCGCGAAATATCATCGAGGAAAAGATGATCGATTCGCAGCGGCGGCGCAATGGCGTATATGCGCCGGATAAGCTGGCCCAGATTCGTGCACAGGGCGGGTCAGAGATTTACATGATGCTGACCAGCATCAAGTGCCGGGCTGCTGAAGCCTGGATAAACGATGTTTTATTCCAGCCAGGTGAAGTCCCGTTCAAGTGTGAATCCACGCCGATACCGGATCTTGATCCGGATACTCTGGCATCGATCGAAGAGTACGTGGCAATGGAGGCCGCACAGTGGACTCAGGAGGCGCAGCAGGTGCTCCCGCCGCAAGCAATCAAGGAGCGTGTCGAGCAGATCAAGAATGATTTTGAGACACGGATGAAGAAGCAGGCCGATGAAATAGCCGAGCGGATGGGCACCAAGATCGAGGATCAGGCTGAAGAAGGCGGATGGGAAGCCGCCATGAAAGATGTAATCAAGGATGTGGTGACATTCCCCGGCGGAATCATCAAGGGGCCGCTGGTAAGGCAGCGCAAAAGCCTGGAATGGTCGCAGAAAGAAGACGGAAGCTGGGAGCCTATCAAGGGTAAGGAATTCAGGCTCGAATGGACCAGGGTAGCGCCATACGATTTATACCCATCGCCATCATCGAAAAATACAAATGACGGCGATTTGATTGAACGACACCGGCTCAGGAGAAAGGATCTGGTGGCGATGAAGGGGGTTCCCGGGTACAACGACGAAGCAATCGATCTTGTACTCGAACAGTACGGAACCAAGGGGCTGCGCGAATGGCTATGGCGCGATCAGGAGCGCGCAGAGCTTGAATCACGGCCAAATGAATGGCTGAACTATGGCGACACAATGGACGCCCTTGAATTCTGGGGCTCTGCATCAGGCAAATTGCTTGTTGATTGGGGCATGGACCGAGAAAAAGTCCCGGATCTCAACGAAGAATACGAAATCAATGCCTGGATGATTGGTAGCTATGTAATCCGGGCGGTCCTCAATGAAGACCCGCTTGGCGAACGTCCATACGATATGGCGTCATTTGAAGAGTCGCCAGGTTCATTTTGGGGGCAAGGCGTCCCCTTAATCATGGCTGATGTTCAGGATGTATGTAATGCAGCAGCGCGATCCCTTGTCAACAACATGGCCATTGCATCTGGCCCTCAAGCAGAGGTCCATACTGATCGTCTGCCAATCGGGGAGGACATTACGAATCAGCATCCATGGAAAATCTGGCAAACTCTTTCCGACCCCCATGGAACCAACAACCCGGCGGTAAGGTTTCACAACCCGGCGAACTATGCCGCCGATCTCCTGAAAGTGTACGACCATTTCTCGCAGCTGGCCGACGAATATACCGGTATTCCAAAATATTCATACGGTGAAGGCGGCTCCAGCAGTGGCGCTGCCGGCACGGCTTCAGGCCTGTCAATGCTCATGTCGGCGGCATCCCGCGGCATCAAGCAGGTTATTTCAAACCTCGATCGACCGATAGAGGGCTCCATCAGGCGTACATACATCTTCAACATGATCCACGACACGGATCAGTCGCGGAAGGGCGATTTGAAGGTCAAGGCCGTTGGCTCCAGCTCCATGATAGCCAAGGAACAACAGATGATTCGCCGCGGAGAATTCCTGGCAGCAACCAATAACCCTGTCGATCTGTCCATTATGGGACCGGAAGGCCGCTCTGTATTGCTGCGTGAGTCCGTCAAGTCGTTCGATATCCCGGTTGATGAAGTGGTCCCTGATCGTGAAACGGTTATCAAGAATACCCGCATGGCCGCGATGCAGGAAATGGAGCGGCTGCAGCAGCAACCAGGCGCCAGGGGACTTGACCCGGCCGGCAACCCGGCTGGCGGGCAGGATACGGCATTGTTTCAACAGCAGTAGATCACCGGGGCCAGTACCGACCCCATAACCGGCCATCGGCCACAACGAAGGAGTGGATATCATGAGTTGGAGAGAAGACGTACACATTGGCGTTCTGCGACTTGGCAAAACGCTAGGCGTCAAGCAGGCGCCTGTTAATGGTCCTGAAAGCTATGTGGCGATTGCCGCTTCAGAAACGGCTTATTCAGTCCTGAAAGAAAACAGCGGAAAGCTGCATATATTGCCAGATCTTGATGCTGACTGCGTGTTCTCATTACCGACAGCAGAAGACGGTCTTCGGTATGAGTTTATTTCAAAAGGCGTAGCTGCTGATGCGCACGACTGGCAATTTGATACAGGCTCCGATACCAATTTCTACCTTGGCGGCATCACCGAGCTTGATACAACTGCTGCCACGGTCAAGCTGGAAGTGCCGGATGGTAATTCCAACTCGATAATGAACGTCCTCACGCCTGACCCTGGTTCGCGCATTCAGCTTATCTGCGACGGCGTGAACTGGATTATCGAAGGGATGGTACAGAGTGAAACGGCTGACGCTATAACCTGGGCTGATCAGTAATCACGCATGATCAGGCCCGACCAAAATGTGCTTCGAGCACTCTGTAATCTCGAAAGTAACGCGGATTTCCGCGTTATTCAGGAGTGGTTTCTTGCGTCTGCTGGCGCGCAGGATACCGTTTTGAGAAGTGCCAGCGAGCCAAGCGTTCTGTTTCAGGCGCAAGGCGCAATACGTGAGCATCTGCAGTTTTGCGAATACGCGGCAGATCCACGGGAAATGGCCGGAAGAATGGCCCAGGAAAAGGCGGGCGTTCGATCACTCCCGCAATCATCTGTACCCGGTAATCGGTTTTAAGCCGGGAATTTAAACTCACTGAATCCCGTTGAAAGACGGCTTGAAGCTGGCGCGGAATCCCGCGGCGGTATGAGATCCCATGCGCGTGGGCTCATGCCAAAGCGGCTCTAACCCAGCAGAGAATCCCGTGAAATAGGCGGCTCGGAGAAAACTTATGGCGTTACCAAAAGCAGTACAAGCCATCGGTGATGCAGCTGAACAGGCTGCAGTCGATGCAGGAATGAACGTACCAGGCAGGCAGCCGAGTGAAGTAGGCGGCAATCCGGGACCAGCAGCACCAGCAGCGGCACCAAAGCCCACTGCTGCACCAGCTGCTCCCGCTGCCGTACCTGATCCCGATCCTGATGCCAGGTATGCGCAATTGGACAAGCAGTTCCGGAATTACAAGACGACAACCGACCAGACAATATTTGAGCTGCGTCAGCAGAGGTCTACCGACCAAGCGGCAATTGCCGACCTGCAAAGCCAGTTAGCTCAAGCGAAGGCCGCAACCGTCAAGACAGTTCCAGCTGCCGACCCCAATACAAACCCGGAGGCCTTTGAAGCTGGCCTCAAGGCATGGCTGGCTCAATTTCCACAGGAAACCGTGGACGAATACGAGCCTTCATACTGGCGTGACCAGTATCGCATCAAGCTCAGTACGATACCCGGGATGCAGTCTGCAGATTACGATCGCCTGGCCGACATTGAAGCAAAGGCTGAACAGGCGGTGCAGTACCAGCAGAAAACGCAGTTCCAAATGTACCTCGATGCGATGGATGCGGCATTCCCAGGGGATGCCTGGATCAAGCTGGCCGAGCGCCCCGAATGGGATGCTTTCTGTTTGCAACAGGCAGGACCGTACTCGCAAGAGACATACGGCGATGTTGTTGGCAGGGCCAAAGGCCATGACTCGACAACACTAATCAAGGTGCTGAAGGATTTCCAGAGGCACCTGACAACGCTCAATGCTGGCGCCCAACCAGGCAGTAACCCTGCCCTGGAGGGACTATTAACACCGGAAGGTGGAGCCGGAGGCGGTGGCGATCCGATAGAAGAAAAGAATGCCATGGTCCGGACGTTCACCAGATCCGAGGTTAATCAGTTCTTCAAGGATGTGGCTACCACCCATAAGTACACACCTGAACAGGCGCGTAGCATTGAATCACAAATAATTGCGGCACAAGGCGCGAATAAAATAATCGAAGGGTAATTCAGTCATGTTCCATGATCGGATACCGCCGTATGGCGGTTTTTTATGCCCGGGTATTTCCTGCTGAGTGCTGCGTAACTATGAGGTAATTCAAAATGCTACCAGTCGCAGCGGGACACCCGCAACTGTCGGGGATCACAATCCCCAACGCTATCTGGTCCGGCAAGCTGTTGGTCAAGTTTTATGAGGCCACGGTGCTGGGCGAGATTGCAAATACCGAGTACGAAGGTGAGATCGCCAACCAGGGCGACAATGTAATCATCCGTACCACTCCGTCGATCACCATTCGTGATTACAGCAAGGGCCAGTCTCTTACCGTTGAGCGGCCTGAGCCTGACACCGTTGAACTGACCATCGACCGGGGTAAATACTGGAATGTGGCGGTTGACGATGTTGACAAGTTCCAGTCTGACTACAGCTACATCGATGACTGGACCCGGGACGCATCGGAAGAGCTCAAGATCACGATCGACACGCTGGTGTTGGGTGATATCTACGGTGATGCGGCCACGTACAACTACGGTGCAACCGCCGGCGCTATCTCTCAGGATATCAATCTGGGCGTGGCCTCGACTCCGTTTGTCATGGACAAGACCAATGTGCTCGATTACATCATCGATCTTGGCACTGTTCTGGATGAGCAGAATGTTCCGGAAACCGGTCGATGGGTAGTCCTTCCCACATGGTCATGCGGCATGATCAAGAAGTCCGACCTGAAAGATGCTTCCCTCTCCGGTGATGGTGAATCCATCATGCGTAATGGTCGCATCGGCATGATCGATCGCTTCATGGTCTATCGCTCCAACCTGCTTAACAAAAGCAGCGGTGAGTTCGATATCATCGCCGGCCACAAGTCTGCCCTGACGTTCGCCAGCCAGATGCTCAACAGTGAAACTCTGCGTGCAGAATCCACGTTTGGCACCCTGGTCCGCGGCCTGCAGGTGTTTGGCTACAAGGTAATCAAGCCGCAAGGACTGG